TTTTCTCTCACGATATTTACGGAGCAAATGCTCCGTAGCCATGATATAGTCCACTTATTTAATTGACCTATACCAAAGAAGTCCTTTAGTTTGCCCGTAAGCCGCTTTGACTTTAGCCTCTTCTGGCTTATCTAAGCATTCACCTGCTTTAACAGATTGAGTTCTAGTGTTATCAACCATTGAAGGCTCACTAGGTTCTGCTCTGTTAGCTTTTTTAGACGGTGATGGGTAACCTTTCATCTTGTCGTAATACTCTCGCATTATTTTTCTCCGTTTTGTTTCCTACTCTCCCGAACTGTTTTTACTAGTTCGGTGTAGTTCTTTTCGGCATCAGCTTTTGCTTTCTGCTCTAACTCTTGTAATTCTATAGCAGCTTTAGTATCTTGTACTCTTAAATCAGCTTCTATTTTCTCACGTTTGATTTGTGCATCCATTTGTGCTTTAGTCATAGAAATTTCTGCGTCACGCATATCGTCTTCAGCTTTTTGTGCTAACTGTTCTTTTTCTAGTTGTAACTGAGCCTCAAACATTTGACGTTGTGGGTCTTGTTGTGCTGCTGCTGCGGCTTGTGCCATAGCTTGTGCTTGTCCTGTAACCTGTTGTGTAGCTTGTGCTGCCATCATAGCTATTTGGTTCATTACCTCTGGAGGCATTTGTCCATCTTCTAATTGTGGAAGCGGCTGACCCATTGCTTGTTCTATTTGTTGTCTATATAACATAGCTTGGTGTTCTTGTATGTTTGCACCTATTGTTTGGGTAGCTATTGGGTTTTGTTGAACCATCGGGTTTTGCATAAACGCTGTGTGAGAACCAATATAAGCTTCATGGTTTTGAAACGGATAAGCTTTTATAGGTTTTCCTGTTAAAGCTGATTGTTGGTCACTTATTGGATCACGTGCAGGTACTTCTTCTTCAGGAGGTAGTAATGCATCAATATCTTTAATATTTAACGCTATATACATTTTTCTGTAAGATTCTCTTAAATCATGTAATTCAGGAGCTGCTTGTGCCATTTGTAACTGTGTTTGAGCTAATGTAATTCTTTGTGTCATACTGAAGATATTTGGGTCACTTACAGGTATAACATCTACGGAGTTATCGAAATCTGCTTTAAATACATTTTCTGAAGCACCTTGAACTTGGTAAGGGTATTCAGAAGGTAAAAACTCACCGAACACTCTTTTTAATATTTTAAACTCAGTTCTTTGTGCGTAATGTAATCTTTTATGGATTGCGGACATAACTCTTTGTCCTTTTTCCATAAGTGCTACTGTTGTACCAACGGGAGCTTCAGAGTTACCATCTCCTGTAGGACTTTCTACTGTAGCCGCAAAACGTTTACCAGAATCAACTAAAGCACCTAATAAAGTGGTTAAAGTACCGCTTGGCTCTTTATAAGGTAAAGGAAGGAAAGCATCTTGCAATCTTCCTCCTGGAGCGTCAACATCTCTCCATTCTCCTGGTTGTAACGGGTCATCGTGGCGTTGAATATTCAATCCACGTGCTTTAAACCCTGCTGGAAGGTTAGAAAGTGTTCCTGCGTCTATTAATTGACGTAAAATCGCTGTAACCGACTTAGTTAAGCCGCCCATCATGTGAATTAAGCCAAAACCGTAAAAACCTAATCCTGGAAGGAACTTATAATGCGTAAAATGCTCGATTTTCTTCTTCATCGGGTCTTTTTCGTTATAATTAGGTCTAATAGCAAGAACTTTGTTGTTATCTTTACAAATNGTGACTACATAAGGTAAAGCTACCCCTGTTTCTTCATCATTTTCGTCTTTGTCTTCGTATCCTTCGATATCTAAGTCAACATGCATCTCTAATAAGGTGAATTCTTCGTCACTTATCGTTCTAGTTAAGCCTTGTAGCTCGTCTAATTTTTCAGATACTTCAGTATTGTCTGTTGCGGTTCCTGGAGACATCATATCCATGTCTTTATAGAAGCCCGAACGTTGTAATTTACGTAATTCGTTTTCGTTCATGTGAATTACGTGTGTAATTCTAGGCGATGTTAGTAAATCTACCGCGTAATAAGGAACAACTAAGTCTTCAGACTTAACAAAACGTGCTACTGCACGTCCAACTGAAGGATCATAGTAAACTTTTTTAAATGCTGAGCCTGATAACGGAAGATAAAACAAAAGTTGATCCATTTCAGGATCATATTCTTCCATTTTGTAAGTTATTTGATAATTCATGAAGTTTTTAACACGATTAGCTTTTTCTAATTTGCTATCATCGGTCATTCCTAAAACTTCAGTGTCAACGGGTCCACCTGCTGGTAACATTTCTTTGTAAGCTTGTGCTTGAAACTGAGTTACTGCTTCCGCAAGTATTGGATGATGAACTCCTGAAGCACCAACAAAAGGTTGTGTTCTGGAATCTGAGTTAATACCTAATAAATCTAAACCTTCTACGTATGTTTGAAACCAATCCGTTCTAGAATCTAAGTCATCTTCAAAAGAACCGACTAATTCTGTAGCGATAGTGTTTAATTCTCTTTCATCTAAAGACTCGGCTATGTTTTCTCCAAACTTAGAAATCTTTTCTTCAGGCATGTCACTGCCTCTAATTATTGAACCATCAGGTTGAACAAAAAGCTCAGTTTCTTCTTCAGGTTGTTCCATAATTTCTAACTCAATTTCTTCTTGAGGATTAGGAACTGCGGACAACGATTGTTTTTCAATAGCCATGTAGATAAATCATAGTATGATTTTGATTAATAATAAACCCTTTCCCTATCATAATACTCCTCTTCTTCAAAATAGTCACTGGTTAATTGCAAGAAGCCTCCTTCCCTAAACCTTGCTAATGCTAAAGTTGTAGCATCAACTAAGTCATCATTTTCTCCTGATGGGAAATCAGAAACTTCTTCCATAAGTTCTTCACCAAATCTATTATCAGGAACCCATACGCGTCCGTCTTGGAAAATAGGGGATACTGAGTTTAATCTAGCGATTTTATCTTGACCTTTTCCTGGAGAAAAAGTGTTTACAGGAATACCGACTCTACGTAATTCTTGTACTAACGGAATACCACTAGCTTTAGCTTCTATGATAACTGTGTCAGGACTCCAATACTCATACAAACGTAATGCTTCAGCTTTTAGTTCAGGAAAATCAAAACGTTCTTTTATACAATCTATTAAAATTAAATGAGCTTCGTCTCCGTGATATGTTTCTTCACCTATCTTTCCTTCAGGATAAAACACACCCCAAGTTGTTATAGCTGTAAAGTCAGCTCTTTCTGATTTTAGAAAAGCTGTATCGTAACTTTGTATTAAGTAATCACATTTAGGTGGTTTGTTTTCATCCCAAATATTAAACCAATCTTTAGGTATAATTGAAATACCTTCCCCTGTCGGTCTTTGCATGTATTGAGCCGCCCACTTAGACGGACTAACAGAAGCTTTAATACTTTCTAATTCTTTTAGTTCCCAAAACTCTTTCCATAAAGGTTTACCGCTTGGCAATATAGCAGGGAATTCTATTATTTCCCATTGATCAGAACCTTCGTCTTGTGCCATTTTCCTAGTTAACCTACCCGTTAAATCTTTTTTATTCCAACGGGTCATAACTATTACGATTGCCCCTCCAGGTTGTAACCTTTGACGAGGACCCGACATAAACCATTCGTATGCTTCGTCCATCGCTTTGTCTGACATAGCGTCTTGCTCAGAATGTGGATCATCAATAATAAACAAATCCGCACCCCTTCCTGCTAACGCACCACCAATACCAGCAGCGTAATACTCACCGCCTTTATTAGTTAACCATTTACCCGCAGAACGGCTATCAGCTTTTAGTTCTGTTTCAGGAAACAATTCTCTGTACTCTTCTCCATCAATTAAATCCCTAACTTTACGTCCAAAGTTAATTGCAAGGTCAGCCGTGTGGGTTGCTTCTATAATTTTTAGTTTAGGATTTTTACCTAATAAGTAAGCAGGGAACAAATGTGATGCAAACTCAGACTTTGTGTGTCTAGGAGGCATGTTAATAATTAAACGTTTTAGTTTACCACTGGCTATGTCATCAAAAGCTTTAGCCATTTTTACGTGATGATCACCGTTTATAAACTCAGACCAAATAGATTTCACGAAGTTCATAAACGTACTTGTTGATTCTTCTTGAAACTCACGTTTAGTTAATTCTTCTAATAAAACAGTGAACTCTTTAGCTTCTGCTTTATCTAAATGTGATAGGTCTATGTTTTTTAAAGCTTTTAGCTTATCAGCGTTAGAGGTCATTCGTTATACTTTCTTAGTTCGTACATTCTTTTATAAATGTCTTCAAAAGGTATTTCTTCTACCATGTCTAAGTTTTCTTCAGGGAATAAAGATATTAACGTATCTGATTCTCCAAGTTTTTCAAAACCTTTTCTAGGTGGGTATCGTAAAGAATCAAAACCTAAATCAGCTATGTTAGTGTTCAACTCTTCTGAAAAACCATGTGGAAAATACATATTATCTTTTGTTTTGTTTTTTAACATTCCCTGTAGTACGTATTCAGTGTTGGTGTTTTTAGCTGTTGGGCTTCCTTTAGGTCTAAAATCTCCGATTATTTCGTTTATTCTATTTAAGGTGTTTTTATCAATGTTTTCAACGTCTAATGTTCTAGAAAAATTAGGTCTAGTTAAATAAGCAGCACCTTTAGGACTTCCTTGTGAAACTAAACCTTCAGAATAATCAAAAATTCTAGGGTCAGAAAAACTTCTGTTTAGATAAAGACCTCCTGGAGAAGTGCCTGATGGATCAAGTTTTAAACTTTGAATCCCTGTTGTTGGACTACTATGTACTGCTAATTCTTTATTTAGTAAAGATTCTATGCCGCCTTTTGGTATAGATGGAGAACTAAAATCCATTTCTTGTTGTACAGCTTTAGGTACTTCTTTTTTCGTGACGGTTGGTTCTAGATTGGGTGTAGCTTTTTCTTTAGCTACCATCTCATCTAGTTCTCTTTGTGCCTTTTGATGTTTTTTCCTAGCTCGTTCTGCAGCTTCTTGTGCCGCATTCCCATCACCAGAGCCCACGTTTCTTAGTTCACGTTGTTCGTTAAATTTTTCTTGTTTAATTTTTGCTTGTAACTTTTCAGCTTTACGCATAAGTGCTGACCCAGGAATAAAAGGCAACATACTTGCTCCCATCATTATCCCACCCATCATAGGATTACCTTCGTCTACCATGAACTTACCTTCACGTAATCCTTGTACGTCACCGAATCCTGGAATAAATTCAGACATAAACGTCATGTTTTCCGCTAATCGTTGTGCACGATAGTTATCTGATATAAGACCTTTATCTAATAGAAAATTAGCAATAGCTTGTTGTTGGTTTTCCAACGGTGAGGGTTCGTATGCTTCTATCGTTCCATTAGCCATGTGCC